GCGGTTGTCGAGCGCGGCCCGCGTCGCCCTGTCCGTCATCCGGTCATGATGAGGTTCGGTTGCGGCCGCGGGCCGCAGCGCCGTGTCACGGGCAATAAGCTCGCCATGGTCGAGGGCGCCGCGCACCTCGGCTGGCAGCGTCTCGCGCAGCGGCCGCAACGCTTCGACGGCCTTGCCCGCGTCGCCTTTGAGAGCGTCCGCAACCTCGGGCCGCAGGGCTGGCGTCTTCGCAATCTCTTCCGCTGCCCGGTCAAGGTCGCGACCTTTGAACACGCGCGAGGCCGCCTCGCCAATGCCGGCGATCCCGCCACCGAGGACGCTTCCGGCCAGCGCGGCAAAGCCGACATTCTGCATTGCCTCGTCCCATCCGCTCGGCAGGCCCGCCTGCTTTCGCCAGGCCTGCACCTGCGGCTGCATGCCGGCCTCAACCAGCCCATTCACAGCTGCCTCCCGCATCGCCACCTGGGCGATGCGACCGATCGCCGTACGCGCGCCGCCAGCGCCTCCGCCGGCAAACAGCGTCATCACCTGGATGGGGTCGTAAAGCGATCCCGCCATCCCGCCGATGAGCAGCGCGCCATATTTTGAGATCCCGTCATTGGCAGCCATGGCCTTTGCCACCCGCTCCTCCGCGTGGCGCGCAAGGCCCTCGGCGTCCCTCTCTACGGGCACGTCCGCGCGGATCGCCGCAGTTTGGTCGGGATGCCGCCGGGAGACATCGGCAAGCCAGGAGTTGAACCCTTCCGTCGCCTCCTGCAGTCGAAGGCGCTGCCGCTCAGTGTCGCTGATCACGCCGCGCAAGGGATCGATCCGCGGCGCGGTCTCCGGGATCGGTGGCAGGCTCATCGGGTTATCGCGCTTTTCGCCCGTCGCCGCCTGGACGGCTCTGATCCGGTCGTCATACGCCCGCGTCAGCGCTTCTGCCCGGGCCGTGGTGTTGTCAACCAACCGCAGGCTCTCCAGCGCAGCGCCGGCCACCTCGCCGAAAGTTGACTTTCCTTCGGCCCTGGATCTGGGTCGTTCCTGGGAGAGATCCCCGTACCAGAAGCTCATGTCATTCCTCCGGGTCCCAGCCGCGGTCGCGTTGCGACATGTAGCCGTTCGCGGAGACTCCCGGCATATCGCCCGCCACATCGCGCAGCTGGCGGATGTCCAGCGTCCAGTACCCCCCCTTATCGTCGACCAGGTACTCCGGCTCTTCCCCCATCGGATCATTCAGCGAAACGCGGTACCGCCCGTCGCCGGCACTCACGAGGAAGCCGCGTCGGATCTGGCTTGCCCTGATCGGATAGTCTGAACCGGAACTGATCGGCGGCAACTTGGCAAGCTGCGCATCGGTCAACCCGTAGATCAGCTCCTGGGGCGCGCCCTTGCGCATGTCCGCCGGAATGACGACACGCATCCCATTGACATCGTCTAGCCCGCCGTAGCCCTCGCCGTTGACGGTTCGTCCGCCGAGAGCACGATCGAGCGTCTTGAGGTAGGCAGTCTGTGAGGGAGACCCCTCCGTTTTCACCTCTGCGGGATCAAGCCCCATCCGCGCCGCTTCCTGCTCAAACAGCAACTGCGCGGTCTGAAGCGCCGCGTTCTGGGTGCGTGGGTCAGCCACGAAAACGCCTGCTACCGCCGCTGCCCCGATGCCGTTAATTTTGCGCGCAGTCTCCGGCGTCAGGTCGGGAAGCTGTTTCTGCTGTTTCATGGTAAGGGTCGTTGCCACGTCACGGGCAATCCCCACGTCGCCAGTGGCGATGGACAGCCCCGCAGCATGGGCAAGCGCCGGGCCCGTCTCCGCGAACTCCGCAAGCGCCATGTGCGCCTGCGGGCCAAAGGCGTCCCTGACGGACATGGTGAAGGCGACAAGAGCTTCCGGGTTCTCTTGGGCGGCCCGCATCACCGCTTCGGCCTCGCCCGGCCGGAAGTACCGCACGGGCACGCCAAAGTGCTTCGCCACGGCCTCGGCGGCGCCACGTCTATAGGCCACGGCGCCCGCGATCTGCTCAGGGGTCGCCGTACCGTCTACCGGAATGGGAGCGACAGGCGCGATGATCCCGGCCACCTCGGCCTGACCTAGCGGGTCGGTAAGGATGGCTTGCCGGTATTCCTTGATCTTCTCGCGGGCAAAATCGAGATCTTCCGGCATGAAGCTGCCGCCGTCGCCGCGCAGGATCTTCTCGAGGTTGGCTTCGACCTCTGCGATCGGACGCTTGCGGAGTGCGTCGGCAACGCGCATGCGGGAATAGGTCGATGACACGATCTTGGGCCCGTCCGGCGCAGTTCCGATGTCCAGTTCGAACCGCGACCGCTCCTCCGCCGTAACCGGCTGGCCACGCGCGATCTTGTTCACCAGATCGTCGCCCCGCTGCTGCAGGCTTTTTGACGCGACCTCGTCCTGCGTCAGCCTGTTCTTTTCCGCCGCACGCAGGTTCTCGTCGATCAGGGCCATGCTTGCCTGATCGATTTCCGGTTCCTCACCGCGCGACCAGCGCTCGTATATTTCCTGTCGCATGGCGGCGATCTCTTCCGGCCTCTTGCCGTTCGCCTGTCCGGAGTAGACCGCGACAATCGTTTCGCCGTGAGATTTCTTCTTGGCCGTCTCCGCCTCATCAGGTGTGAAGATACCGCGTGCGGCGGCGCTGTCGTAGTGGCTCTCGATGTCGCGCTGCAGGGAGGCAAGCACCAGGTGCGCGCCCTGGTCGCCCATGCCGGCCCGGGCGACCGCTTGTGCCTTGCGTTCCTTGAACTGTCCGACCCTGTCCAGAAACTCGAACTTGTCCTGGGCAATCTGACGAGACCTGGCTTCTTCCCGCGCCTGCTGCACCTTGGAGAAGGCCATCCGGCGGAAATCCAGGCTGTATTCGGCCTCGATTTCCGGCAGGACATGGTCCTTCATATGGGCTGTTTCCAGCTCTCCCAGTGCCTTCTCAAGCATCACGGGGTCGTCGCGGTATGCTTCGTAGACGGCCTCCTGGTCCTGAAGCATGGTGAACTTCAGTTCTTCCAGGTAGGTTTTCGTGCCGGCTACGTCATAGGCGCGATCGGCGATCGTGTTGCCGCCGCGGGGGCGGAAGGCACCCGGCTTGCCAGGCGTCATCTGCACCTCCGAGGCGACCGGGGTCACGGTCACCGGCCCCACGGAAGCTGCTGGCGTGGATCCGGCTTCGCGCCCAGCAAGGCCCTGCGCAAAGGCAAGCCGGTTGGCAAAAGCATGGCCACCTCGAGGATTGTCCCGTGTATATCCCTGCGGCCGCTCGAAATGCATGAACGCGGCGACGGCCTCTTCGATATTGGTCGCGTTCCTTAAAGCCTCGCCTGCAGTCGTCTCCGATGTCGCCATCTCGTGCACTGCAAAGTCGAGCTGCGCATCGAGATTTTTCCAGTCGCTGCCGCGGGACTGCGCAAACCGTTTGAGATTTATCAGCCTGTCGCCGCGCCACTGGAAGGCACCATAGGCGGTTCCCGCGTCGCCAACGGCGTCGAGATTGAAGCCGCTTTCCTGCATGCCGTGACCGGCCACCGCCGCAGCGGCAATCGGAGAGAGCCCGTGTTTCTTGACCAGGTAATCTCTGGCATAGGCAGCACTGTCGTTCGAACCCTTGGCCGAAACTCGTATTCCACCGCCTGGCCGGGCTGTTCCGGTGACACTTATCGGTCCCGGTGCATTCTCGCGAGCGGCTGCGATGCCAGCCTTGGTAAATTCTCGTTCTGCTATCTCTCCGGCTTCTTGCGCGAAATGTCCGGCCATCCGTGCCAGCCCGGCAGCCACCCGTCGCTCTATGTCTCCGCCGTCACGGTCGACAGCAAGTAGCCCATCTGCCAATGTTGGCTCTGGCTTGAAAGTCCGGTATGTGACCGGCGAAAGCTGACGGTTTGACATGCTTACCCTCCAACCTTCGAGAGGTTGCTGAACCCGGTAAGGCCCGTCCCGATCGCATCGAGCGCAGCGGCACTCCTGGCGCGCTTGGCCCGTTTCCGGTAATTTGCCGCCCGCTCGTCGAGCCGCGCCACGCGCGTCTGCTCTGTCCCCACGTCGGACGCCAGCTCGAGGTCAGCATTCCGGAACGCATCCTGCCGCGCCGCCGTCGGCGTGCCGAAGGAAAGGTCGACGCCGGAAGCGGCATTGGCGACATCCATTTCGCCGATCTGCTCCATCATCTTCTGCTTGATCCCCGCGCGCCGGTTGATCCCCTGCAGCGTCTCAAGCGGCTTTTCCCGCTCGGCGTCTACCGCCGCCAGCTCGGCAGCCTCTGCGTCTGCTTCCCCAGCATTGAGCGAGGAAATCATGCTGAACACGGTAGCACCGCCTGAAAGCAGCTTTGCTAATGTCAAGCCACTGGCGGCCGCTCCGCCAACACCCGTGCCGACCGCAGCACCCGTGGCTGCTGCACCCGCCCCTGCGGCCGCGCCGCCGCCGCCGAAAAGCGCACCCATTGCTGCTGCTGCCGCTTCCATTAAAGTTTCACCCCCGGGATATAATCGCGCACGTTCAGCCGCCCCGGCCGCACCTGGCTGATAACAAGCGTCGGATCCATGCAGGCACCGATCAGCCCTGCGACATTGACATGGCCTGTAAAATTCACCTTCGGCTGCGAGAGATCGTCGCTGGACCGGTTTAGTGGCAAGTCGCGCGGCGGCCGACCGTTGGCACCAATCGCGATGCTCGCCGTGTCGCGGAGGTAGAGCCTTGCGGAACTCACCTTGCCCGGCCGCCGCACGATGTCGTCGTTCGGCAGCACACGCACATAGGGCATGCTCTCGTACCACGGCGGCGACCAGAGGCCGATTTTCGCCGTCTTGGAAGCAATGCCTGTCTGCACGCTGCCGGCGGCGACGGTAAATGGGCCATGGATGTCGTTGTCGATCAGCGCCCAGACGGTCTTTCCGTTCAGCACGGCCAGCCCCGTTGCCTGCCCGGCAAGATCCGTGGTGACGGTAAAGGCGTGCTGGAACAGGTTGAGGCTTTCCTCCTCGAGGACTTCCTCTGAGATTAGAGCACCCCGCTCGACAGTGAGCCAGACCTGTCCCTGCCCGTCGACTGCCATCGCGTGAACGGAGCCACCGCCATGGACCGGCCATTCAACCGCCGCCATGATCTCTTGCGTCCGGTTGATGACGCAGCAGACCAGTCGTCCGTCCTCGCGCAACAGCCAGAGCCGGTCGGAGATCATGCCGGCCGTCTTCTGCTGCACCGCCATGGACTTGATGTTGGTTACCAGATCTTCCCGGCCGCCATTCAGGTCGTTCTCGGGCGTCGGCTGGAACATCTCGGAAACAGCGTCATAGGCGGCCGAGTACAGCCGCCCGCCATCTGCGGAGACGAAGTAGACCCGAGCCTCCAGCGTCACCGGCTTGCAGGTATTCTTGGAGCCGATGTCGATCGCGCGGACCCAGTTCATGGGCTCGTTCCGCTTCACGGCGCGATTGCTCGCGAAATACATCGCCTGGTCGGTGAAGGCGAGCAGATAGGTCGCGTCGAGAACATGCAGGATTGTTTCTGACGTCTCCGTTCTCAGCGCCTCGAGGCGAGCGGCCGCATCGTTCTGATCCTTGATGTTGAGGTCGAAATACTCCCCTGTCTTGGACATCGCCATCGCGGTCGGCTTGGCTTTCGGCGCCCCATAGATGGCGCGGTCCTGGAACAGCGCCATCAGGGAAAAGCCACCCTGCTCAGCCGAAATTAACGGTTCACCGCTGGTTTTACCGATGCGGCGATGCGCAGGCAGGACGGAAGCATTCGCGGTGTTGATGATGCTGGCGCTCACATCATATTCGTAACCGGCCAGGGATCCCGGAAATTCGATCTGAATGGCCTGATAGTTGGTGCCGGATCCTCCCTCGGAGACAACGACGTCCGAGGACATACCAGGCAAGGCCGCTATCGCAGCCTGTGCATCTTCATCAAAACTAGACCAGCCGGTGGTCGAGACGCCGATAGCGTCAGTGGTATTGCCATCGACCGTGAGAGAAATCTGCAGGAAGCTGACGTCGTCGGACCACCGGAAATAGAGGCTCCAGAGATCGACAGTTTTGTCATACTCTCCACCAAGATCCAGCTCCGGCAAGGTGCCCCAGGGCCACGCGCTCACAGTCCACACGCCATCGTCCGCGGCGCTCCGCAGGAGCCGGATGCCTTCCCATATGTCAGGGTGGAAGATCCCGAAGGTGTTTGCCTCGCCGTAGAACTCCAGATCCGGCACCATGGCAGCGGTGATTGATGCAAGCAGGCCGCCGGTCAACGTCGCGACCTTCACGCGATCGTTCCGCCAGATCTCCGCGCGCCCTTCCGACAGGATGATCGTGTAGGAGAGGCTTTTGCTGACCTTCAGCACGCCTTTCTTGCAGATGGCCGTGGTGCCGGCCGCGATGAAGGCGGAGCCCGGCAAGAGCTGGAAACCGGACTGCGGGATCGGCTCGATGCCCCGCATGACCAAGGCGCCCGAATAATATTGCTTCAGGTTCACCTTGCCGGCGAGGCTTTGCGCCAGCTGGCCGGCGTTCACGCTGCTTTTGAGCTGTCCGGAAATCCGCCCCATCGTCTAAAGGCTCCCGTGCCAGGGAGACGACAAGGGACCAGCACCGGAGATCCGCGCGTTCGACAGCGGATCCTCGCCGGCGATGCCGAGACCTTTGGGCCGCGAGGCGGCGTCCTGCGCCATCAGCCGACCAAACAGCCCGCCGCTTCCTTCCTTCGGAGGCGTGCCAAAGGCCTGCGCCAGCATCTCGTTCTGCATGTCCTGGTCCTGCCAGACCGGCACGGCCAGATAGGCTCCGAGCGCGACACGGAAGGCGCTGCGGAACTGCGGCGGCCATACGTCCGGATCCACCGGAACCACGACCAGCGACCAGGTCTGCTGCTCGTCGCAGTAGAGCTTGCCCTCCTCGATCGCGAAATCGCGCAGCGGCCGTCGCGATCGCGGCTCGCTCATGTTGAGCAGCGGGTTGCCGATCCTGTTGCCGGGCAGGTCATAGCCGAAGCGAAAGCCGTTCTCCGGCGTCTCGGCATGGCGGCTGTTCTTGTAGGTTTTCTGCGCGAAGCTCCAGTCGTGCATGCCGAAGACCTGGTCGACCACCGCCGGCCAGGTCGCGGCGATCGTTTCGGCGAGATCGCTGTCGTCGTCGGTCGAAAACATCGGCCCGGCGCCGATCGCAGTCAAAGCCTGGTTGATGATCGTCGCCTTGTCGATCGACATGCCGCCCGTCCCGCTGACAAAGAAAAACCGTGGCCTGCAGATTACGGGCCACGGTGGAGCGTTGACTGCGAAGCAGCTGCGATCAGGCTGCGGCGGCGTCGCCTTCATAGGCAACCGTCACGTTGCCTGTACTTGGGACTGCGGTGAAGCGGAGCGAAATCCGGTCCGGAGTGCCGTCGACATCGACGACGGCGTCCACGCAGTCGCCGACCTTGACAACGTCCCGGCATTCGTTGAACCAACCCGCCGCAACCACTTCGGCGGCGGTTTCATCGGCCGCATAGTTGTAGAACGAGATGACGCGGTTGCTCGCAAGAGTGATGCTGTTGTAGCGCTTGAGCGCCCTTGGATTTGCAGGCATTGCCTTCTCCATCGTGACGTGTTTAGGGACGTCGGCCGGGAGACCCGACCGACCGTATCAAAAGGACTAATCGACGCGGATCGCCGTCTTGATCGCCAGCTTGCGGACGCGCTTGACGCCCTCGGGAAGGATGCCAACCGCCGCACCGGACAGCTGGACCTTGCAGAGGTTCGGGGTGCCTTCCATTTCCGGAAGAGGATCAATCGTCATGTTCTCCTGGTCCCACTCGATCTCGCAACCGACGGCGCTGTGCGTCCAGGCGAAGGTGTCGAGATAGTCGGAGCCGGTGAAGCCGGGCGTGCCGGGCACATAGGCACCGGTGCCGTAGACGAAGTGCTCGTCGGGCAGGCCGATGATATGGACATTACGGAACGTCTTCTTGCTGATCCGCCCGTTCACGGCAAACGGCAGTTCCTTGTTGCCCTGGTAGTCGGCATTAGAGAACTCCTTGTACATGAGGAGCTGCGAGAACCAGACGTGCGGGATCGCCCAGTAGGCCTCCTCGTCGGAGCCGGCGCCGGCCATGGCATCGGATACATGGATTGCGTCGAGGATATCGACGCGCTGCGTACCGTCGCCGATCGTCTCGACGGTGCTCGGCGCATCAGTGAGCGTCGAGGTAGCCGAAGCGAATGCGTTGAGCGCGTCGAGCTTCATCTTGTCGCGCTTGCGGCGCACCGCCTTCGCCATTTCGTCGGCAAGCGCCGCCTGCAGGCTAGGGCCCATCTTTCGGACGTCCTGCGATCGGAAGGTGGTCGCCGCCTCGAAATCGTCGGTCAGCAGCGTGACCATGTCGAGGTTGATATCGGAGAGCTTGACCTTCTGGATCGCGCCGGAAAGCTTGTACATCTCGATGCGGCCGCCGACGACCGGGAATTTGACGGTGCCAGCACCGCCCTCGCCGCGCATCATCGTGCCGTCGAGGTGACCGCCCCGCGAGCTATAGCGCGTGCGCACCTGGTCACGGATCTTCTCGGTAAACCAATTGGGAATTCCAGGCATATGAGCCCCCTGTTGAGTGATGGACGAAATCACCGAGAGGGCCGATTAGCCGGAACTGCAGCAGGTCCTGTTAAGGATAGCCGCTGCGTCGTCCAGGTCGCTCCCGTCCGGTAGCACCTCGAATGTGCCACCGGGCGGAAGCCGTTCAGTGTGGATCAGTCCTGGATCAGGCGGGCATAGTCCGCCTGCAGCGCGTCGTAGCTCTTCTGGTCGAACTTCGGGTTGCCCCAGGTGTTTTCCGGAAGAGCTGCGCGGCGTGCCAGTTCTGCCCGCGGATCGTTGCCGCCCGGTGCCGGGCCCTCCATGCGCGGCCCGCCCGTGCCGGTGCCGCCACTGGTCGCGCTGCGCAGCCATTCGAAGAAGCGATGCCCCTTGGCGCTGTCGCCAAGCATCGCCTTGGCGAACTCGGCATCGTCCTTCGTCAGCCCGCCGCCTTCCGCACCGCGCGCCACCATGGCGTCTAGGAAGGCATAGTTATCGTTCATTCGCTTCTCGACAGCCTGTTGCTGCTCAGCCGGCGTGAGGTGCTTCGCCGTGTCCGGCACCAGCGCCGTGCGTTCAGCCTTCTCGTCGACCACCGGCTCGAGGAGGCCCATCTCGGCGGAAACCGACATGAACTCCTGGACCAGCGCCTGATACTGCGGAACCGAAATCTTCATCTCGAGCGCCTTGTCGGACACGCGGCTGAAGAGAGGGTCCTTTGTCAGGGTCTCCAGATGCGGCTTGACCGTCTCGGATATCTCGCCTTTGAAGTCGGCATACGCTTCAGGCGTCTCCGGCACGCCGTTGTTAGTGTCGCGCTCGCGGTACCCCCTCAGGGCGCTCGCAAGCTTGTCCATGGTCTCGTTCTGATCCTTCCCTAGCAGGTGCTCCGGCAGGCCTTCTGGCTTGTAAAAATCTCCGGCGGGCGGGTTGCCGGCGCCCGCCGGAGGAGCCCCAGCCGATGGAGGCGGCTGGGATCCTGCACCAGCGGGAGGATTGCCGGATGCAGGAGGCTCCGCGCCGGCGGGAGGAGCTGCCGACGCGGGAGGCGGAGCGCCACCGGCGGGAGGCGCTGCGCCGCCAGGCGCTCCGCCACCGCCGCCGTCGGGCGCGTTGAAGACGATACGGGATAGAAGATTTTTCATGACCAGCTCCATTCTGGGTTCAGGATTTCTGCCGCGCTTCCCTCACCTGCTTTTCGCCGTGCGCGATCGCGGCAAGCACCGCCTCGGCGAAACCGTTGATGCCCTGGCGCGTGGCGGCATTGAGCGCCGTCTGCTCGAGCGTATCACCCGTCACCCGCAGCGGCTGGCGGATGGAGATGTCCATCATCCATTCGAACATCGCCCGCCCTTCCGGCGTGTTGGCGAGACCCCACATGAATTTCGCGACCTCGTCGCCAGGCTGTAGCGGCTGCTCCTGCAGGACCGGCTTGAACATGTCTTCGAGCGCGCCCCAGCCGCCGCCGGCGGCGCCATTTTCGAGCAGGTCGAAGGGCTGCGCGGCACGCGCGGGGATGAAGGGACCGGACATTTACGCGGCCCTCCGCATGTCGGCGACGGCGATATCCTTGATGGCGCCAGGAGCCTGCTTCGCCATCTCTGCCATCATTGCCGCCTGCATCTGCTGCTGGCGCGCGGCCTCGATGTCCGCCACGATCTTCTTGCGATCCTCGCCGGCCGGGATCAGCTCCTTTTCGATCTGGAAGCCGTCGCCGATCTTGTCGAGCACCTTGTCGCGATCGAGATACGCCGGCGCCATTTCCGGCCCGGCGAACGCCTGGACAAAGTCCCAGTAGTTAGCGATAGCGGCGATCCGGTCCGCATTGAGCGCCGCTTGCATCGGCGATCGCACCTTGACCGAGACGAGCAGATCGTCGATCTGGCGCATCTGCGGCAGCATGCCGAATTCGAACAGGATCTCGGCGGCGCGCGGCACGACCACCGGCATGATCTCGTTGACTAGCCGGCCGAAGGCGCCGATGTGGATGTTCGCCCGCTGCTGCAGCCGGCCGGCCATTTCCGAGGCCGATCGCGGCGTGCCCGAGTATTCGGGAAGCCTAGTGTCGAACATCGCCTCCTTGACCTGCACCTTCAGGTCGCCGATCAGCATCTGCCCGACGTTCATGTTGCCGCTGGCGGGATCGAGCCGCTGCACATCCGGGCCCAGCATGCCGCCGGTGGACTGCATCGACCAGAACTCGCCGGGCGCCAGGCGCACCGTGTTCGGGTTGAACGTGCCGCCGGCGCGATAGCCCCAGATGCCGAGCATGGAGATTGCCGCACTTTTGAGCGCCAGCTCTTGCGCCTTGTTGAGTGTCTTGATCGTCGGCAGTGCGGTCAGCACCACGCCGCGGCCATAGGCCTCGCCGGGCACGCGATAATAGCGCGGCACGGCGATCGGCTGCGTCCGGTACCGCTCGTGCGATATCAGCGAAACCCCGTGCTGCAGGCGCACGCCGAAGTGCCAGCCGCCGCCCTCTTTGCCGTCCTTCCACCAGGTCTGGTGTACGGTGACCGGTTCGGATGGCTTCGTGCGCGCCTTTTCCTTGAAATCGTCGGGATAGCGGCCGTTCGGCCAGGCTTCGACCACCTGCCCCGCCTGCAGCTCCTGTTGCCAGTCGACGAGGTTGACGCGGCCATAGCCGTCGACGTCAATCGCCAGCTGGTCGAACGGCAGGCAGCAGAACATAATCGGATTGTTCGGCGTTCCCTTTACCGGCAGTATCGCGCCGGTTCCGACCGCCAGATCGACGCACATTTCATGGATCGCCGTGTCCCAGTCGCCCGCCAGGAAAAAGGGATGGATCAGGCTCGAGGTGCGCGACAGCTCGCGGTCGAAGGCCTTCCGCTGCTCGGCATCGAGGACCATAGCCGCGATCGGGCCGGTTTCCATCTCGAACGTGGATTGACCTGCCGGAAAGAGATCGCGCTGCAGGTTGCCGGCGAAGTACATGGCCGACATCGGTGCGGTCATGTCGAAGAGCTTGTCGGGCTGGCGTGGCCGGCCGTTGATGCCGCCGGTCGGGCGGCGCATAGGCACAGCGAAGTCGTAGGCTTCCTGGTAGATCGACGTCCAGCCGGAACGGGCGCCCCAGGTGTCGTCGGTGCGCCGCTTCAGTCGGGCGACATCCACGTTGAAATCGCCTTCCATCAGGCAAGCACCGCGCTTGCCGTGTCCGGACCATCCTCAAAGAGCCGGCGTCCCCGCGGAGCTTTGCGGGTCGCGCCGATCGCGGTCGAATTGCGGTTCGCCTCCGCCAGCTGGCGATCGTTCGCCACCCGCTGCAGCTGCCGGCTCTTCTCTGCTTCCTTCTTCGCGCTGTTGTCCCCGCCACCGAAAAGCCCCGAAACGATCTTTCCCATCTGCTTCCCCTTTGAAGGTCCAGAGGCCGCCACCGTCAGGCCGGAAACCGCAAAGGCGCGCCATGCGCTCGCCAGATCGATTGCCGGGTGTGACGCGGGAGACCACCACGACGCCATTCTGGGCGAGGCTTGTCAGCGTTGACTGCGCGAAGCGGGTGAGCGGCAACATGTGCGGCCGCGCCGCCGGCAGGATGGAAAGGCAGAACTCCCGCGACCCGTCAGCCTGCGGCACCAGGTAGGAGACCGCGAGCAGCTGGTCGCCGTCGAAAAACGAGATTGTTTCCCCGTTCGACCGCATCCAGATCGCAGCCTTACGCGCGAGCGCGACCGCGCCCGCGCACGCGAGGCAGTCCGACCAGTCCGCCGGCGTTTTGTACGTCAGACGTTCCATACGTCGAAGTTCGCTCTTCCGCCCTGTTGCTGGATCCGCCGGGCGTCGCGCTGGTCCTGCAAGCTGGTGACGTTGCCGGGCATCGTCGACCGGGCCCCGGCGCTGATCACCTCAGCCAAGCCGCGATACCCCAGCACGCGGTACTGCTCCGCATCATGCGGGTGAGAATACTCGTTCTTCACCACCGCAAGCTTGTCGGTGCCGCTGGCGCTCGCCTGCTTCGTCAGCTTGTAGTGCGCCGCAAAACCGCCGATCATCTTCTTGCAGTTCGGGCTGATCAGGTAGCGTGGCGTATGGCCGTCGATCATTCCTGTGAGCCCCCAGCGCACCGCATCATGGCGGATAGCCGGCTCGTTGGAACCCGGCGGGTTGATCGGCATCCGGAGGATCTTCTGGACCGTGAACATGAAGTTTAGCTCGCCCGTCTCGCTGTCCCCGCCCATGAAGGCCGCGGGATCGAGCCAGATGCCAAGGATCGGCAGACCCGAAAATTGCTGCATCAGCAGCTCGACCAGCATCGTGCCGAACCGGGTTGGTCCGGTACCGGGCTCAGTCACCAATTCCGCCAGCAGGCGGTCCTGCCCGTTCGGCTGCGGCTGCCCGATCGTCGCGGCCGGCGAGCCGCCGGCGTCCATGCCGATCGTTAGCGGCAGGCCGGGCGACGGTTTCAGGATCTCGTCAGCGACGTGGATCCGCTGGTTGAATTCGGGATAGACCGGCTTGCCGTCCTGCGAATAACCCGGCAGCCCATGAACCATGCGCCGCACCAGGTGCTCCGGCTGTGTCTTGGCCTCCAGCTCATAGGACGAGCGCGGCTTGCCGACACGGTTTTCAGCCCTTGGATCCAGCCCGCCCGGCTGCATGAAGAACTTGTAGGCGGGATTTTTCTTGTCGGCGTGCTCGCCGTAGCCGCATTGCACCAGGAGCGGATGATCGACGTCGGGAGGGTTCATGTCGCCCCAGAACACGCGCGGTAGGACAATCTCGCCCTCCGCCACCGTGAGCCCCATCAGCTCCATCGCCTTTCGACCATCTTTGGAAACGCGATCCAGCTCCGCCGGCGCGATCTCCTTGACCGGCGGGTATCGGCCGGTTCGCTGGAACAGCAGGCCGGGAACGCGCTCGTCGAGCAAATCCACCTCGTTGCCAGACGCGGCCGACAGCTCGTAGCCCTTGATGTAGCCTTCGACATTGTGGTCGCCGATCGCGCCCGTCTCGAGCTGGTAATCCACCTTGATCTTGTCGGGCCCCCGCATCGCTTCCCACTGCAGGCGGTGCTTGATCGGCCGGTCCTGGCCGCCCTCGTAGCTCATCGTCCAGGGATGATCCGCCGGGAACAGCTCGTGCCAGCTGGCGAGGAAGGTTCGGGCGAAGTCGCGATAGGTATCGCGCACGACGGCGATCTTGAACCTCACCCACCCGTCGCGGCAGACCGGCATGTAGGAGGCCGCCAGCATCGGCCCCTTGACGCAGCTCGCCACCGTTTTCCCCGAACCCGCTGGGCCCATGATGATGTCGATCGGCCCCCGCGATTGGATGAACGCAGCCCCAACTGGACCTGGCGGAATATATCTCTGCAGGCTAATTCCCATGACCCTGAAACCCTTTGCGAACCCGGAGCCCGCGCGCCCGCGCCCACTCCGCTGAGGAGGGAGATTAGTTCGCGCGGCAAGCTGTTCAGTCGGGCAAGGCCGAATGGGCCGTGTGTGTGAGCCACGACCCCCAGTAGGGGGTGGGCGCGCGCGAATTTTGAAACCGCTCCGCTCCGCATGCGCGCCCGCCCGCGTGAGGCACCCCCCATAGGGTGACACGCCAGCCGGTTCCGCCCGCGCGCGAGGCTGGAGCCAGAATGCCGCGCTAATCTTTGATCAGTCGAGGCGCTAACGATTTCAGCATGTTACGCGCCATGCGACTTGCCGCGCCGATGTCGCACGGATAAGCGCTTGATTTTGCTCATGTCGGCTTGTCGTGCTTCGTCAGGTCCATCACGGCGCCATCGTCCGGCCGTTGCGTCTCCATCGTGCCGATCATCATGACGCCGAGCGTGCGCCGATCGACCTTCAGTTCCTGCGGCCGCTTGCTCTCGAAATAGGGCATCAGCTCGGCGTTAGCCTTCAGCACCAACTCGTGCGCCTTCGTCACCAGCGCCGCCAGGCCGTCGAGCTTGCCCTCCTTCGCGAGCTTCAGGATCTGCTCGGTCGGATTGTCGCCGACGGTCTGGCCGGCCATCTCCAGCGCCAGCTTGACCGGATCCGCGTTCGCCATCGCCGCAAGGTTCAAGCCCGGGTGGCGATAGCCCATCCTCATCAGCAGGTCGCGAAACTCTTGGTTCGCCTTGTTCTGGCTGCCCTTAGGCCTCCCGCGCCCGTTGCGCGCGGCAGAGACAGTTTCCGCCACATGGCGCACGGGACCGGCGAAGAGCGAGAACTGCTCGTCCATCTCATCGAGCAAGAGCGATTGCTGCTCGGCCTCGGGCTCATCCCCCAGGAGCTGCTGGGCGAGGTCGGTCATGGCGGCCTCGGCCATCGCCCTGGTCGATCCGACCTTCGCCGCCCGCTCCGGATCCGGCTCGATCGCCGCGCCGCCGGAATTTTCCGGCGGCGTGTGTGCCTCTGGAAGCCCCTGATTTCGGTCGTCTTCAGCCATGGCCGCTATTTCCCTATTTCTTTAATCCGGTTACCGCCGGGCGGCTCCGGTAACCGCCGCCAACCGTTGCGCCAACCGCATATCTCTTTTGTTTTCAGGATTTTAATCCTCCCGGTTACCGGGTTACCAGAATTCATCATCTCCCCTTACGCATGCGCGACGCGTGAAAAACTCTCTCATCTCGGTAACCCGGTAACCGTCGCAACAAGCCCATGATTTCCTTGATTGATCCCGGTTACCGCTCCGGTAACCGCTTGGTAACCGGTGGTAACCACCCGCACCCGCCGGGCAGACTGATCCGCCGCACCGCCATCCTGCGCACGGATCGCCCCGCGTTAAGTGCCCGCGCCTGATTTCCGCCGGCATGGCGTAGCCGGGCGGCCTCTGGCCTCGCTTGTGGTGTCGCGTGGCTCCGACCGGCTGGCTCGACGTGGCGCGGGCTCCGCTTTTCCTCCCTCCGGGGCGGGGGAAAGAGGGTTAACTGCGACGGCCATCAGGGCGAGGGAAATGTCGGGATCAGAACAGGGCGAGGGAGGCGCTATTCGTCGTTTCGCTCGATGTATTCGAGGATGAAGACAGCAGTCCAGGTCGACGATCGATACAGGATCAGGGCAAGATAGATGCCTACCACGGCGGCCGCGACGGCCCGAACATAGGGGATCCGCAAACTCTGGTAGACGAATGCTCCGCCATAGATCGCCAGGAGCAGGCTGCCGATGCCAACGGCGGTCATGATGACGGCTCCGATTACCTGGCCGAGCAGCCATGCTGGCGTATCAATGAAGATCTCGAAATAGTCCATGATGGCAAGCTCCCCAGCGTCCGCGACGCTATCAGCGGGGCGCGGGCATGGAAAGATCCATTGGAACTATGCTAGCAACAGCTTCGGCAGCCAACGGACACATCATGGATACTGGAGCTACAATTTCTTCCCGCGTCTCGAACGCCGTTGTCGGCGCGGTCTCTATCTCGTCTGCGGCGATAGTCCTGGGCTTTTTCTGCGGAACGGCGGGCGTGTTAGGAAGAATTGTGGCGCTTCCGGGATTTGCCGGCGTCATCGAGCTGACCGACGTGATCTCTCACGGCGTTATAATCACGCCGTTCGTCTTCGTGACGCTCGTCGTAAACATATTCCAAGTGAGGAACATCGGGAACGACTTGAGGAAGAGAGACGCAATTGTAGCGCTCGCAGCGGCGGTCGTGTCATCAGCGTTTCTATGGCTGCTGAGAGATCATTTCATCTTTGGCTCAACCACCAGCGGCCGCGAAATAATCGCGCTGCTCACGATTGCGGCGCAGATCACAGTCGCGGTCGTGTCCTCGATCATCATGCTGCTGTCGCCCCGTCTGACGAACGCCGCGATCTACACCCTTTTCGCTGTGGCGTATTTCGTCGGCATTGCGGTCTTCTCATCCGTGACCACTTTACACGATGCCAGCGTGCCGGACGGCGACTTCACTAGAGAGGGCACGATCTGCATCGGCGACACCTGCAGACAGGGACGGATCGTCGCATCATTCAGTCGCATAACTGCCGTCTCGCTCGCAGGCAGCGGCCTGATATCCTTTTTTCCCACGAGCGAAATAAAAGCTTATCACATGGCTTTTCCGAGCGGACTTAAAGCTCCGTTTCTTGACGATGCCAATAGCACCTCCGACTAATGCACCATCCGCCGGCGCTTCTCCCGCCGCGCCTCGGCCTGCATCCACTCCTCAGCAGCCTGCTCCTTGAACTGCAGCTCCGCCACCAGGCGAGGATCCACCGCCCTCACCTTCTCCAGCTCGGCCGCGTAGCTCATGGCGCGATCGACGGCGCAGCGATCGGTGCCGAGCTGGCCGTCGTCGCAGCCGATGAAGTGCCACTTGCCGGCCGAGTCCTTGATGCCATGACAGGCGACATAGAGCGGGCAGAACTGGATGTCCTTGTGCGGGCACTTGTGGGCCATCACTCACTCACCCACTTGTCATAACCCGCCAGATCCACCAGCGTCACCGTCTTGGCCGTGCGGTTGATCTTCACCGTCTTCTGCGTCTTGGTCAGGTTCCGCCGCACGATCGTGTCAGGCCCCAGCCGCAGCGCCTGCGTCCAGCCGCCGTGGGCGAATTCGCTGTCGCCGAATAGCCGGTTCAGGCTGTCGTCGTTGTGCGGCACCGCCAGCGCATAGCCGCTGCAGGGGTTGCTGGCGTCCTGCGCCGGCAGGTCGCGGATCCCGAGGCCGAGCAGCGCCAGGCGGGCGCGGGCGTCCTCGACGAGCATATCCGTGCGGTCCTTGTTCTCCAGCGCCTCGATCACGCCGCCCACCGTCAGCCGCTCGCCGCTGCGGTAGGCCTCCAGCTTGGCGCCCATGATCCGCTCGATCACGTCCTGCCACTTCGGCACCTGGTCGGCGCGCTCGGCGGCCGTCGCCGCCTGCAGGCTCTCGATCAGCATGTCGCGGTCAAGTCGGCCGTTCATGTCATGGTGCATGCCGGCATCGATCATCCCCTGCTCGCCCACCAGCAGCTCGGCGCAGGCGAGCAGCGTTCCATAGGTGTCGATCGCGCGGCTGTCGAACGTCAGTTTCTTGTCGGACAGGATCTCGCGCCACTTCGGCAGGATCAGCGTCTCGAAGTCCTGGAAACCGTCCATGACCTGGCGCAGCAGCTGGCGGCCCCAGTAATCCTGCACCACGGGCGTCTGGCCGTGATCCTTGAAGGGGTTCAGCTGCAGGATCGCCATGCGGGTCTTGTCCTGCTGCTCGAGGCGCGGCGGCAGGATGGCGGAAAAGAAGAAGGCCGAGTTCAGCTGAAACTCGCTGGCGGATCCGTCGGAGCCGCCGCGATAGCCCTTGTCGCCGGAATAGGCCTGGCGCGCGATCTCGATGATCGCCGTTTCCTTGGTAGAATTGGCCTTGCGCTCGAATTCGTCGACGGCGATCGGCCGGCTGTCGTGGCCGATCGTCTGATAGATGCCGGCGGCCGTGGTGTTGGAGGTGGCAAACATCACCGAGCCGAACAGCGCGCGCACATAGC